GAATGGACGGGAATGTGGGTGCATGTTTCAGAATATACTCCGAAACAACCCCAACTTAATCCTCCATATCATCGAGCTGATGCGGTTGCACTGCAACATCCAAAACCTCAAAAGAAATCTGGAATCTTAGTCGATCTAGGACCTCAGTATTGGCCAGGACAATTTCTCACTACGAATCGTGTAAACGTAAGTAATACGGGAGTGGTTACAGGAGCAACAAGTATGGTGCCTGCAGAAAGTCCTTCAGATATGAATAAAACAAGACAGGTAAAGGCACGTGTCGGAACAGTAACGGTGGCAATAACCTAATGGCTTTAACTTACGCACAAATGTTAACTAAAGTTCGAGACTATACTGAAGTGGATAGTACAGTTTTAACAGACGCTATTGTTGATCAATTTATTCTAGATGCGGAAGCTCAAATTTATAGAGAATGCGATGGAGATTATTGTAGAGAACAATCACTTTCTAATTTCGTAGCAGCTAATCGTTATGTTCAACTACCCGATAATTTATTGATCGTAAGATCTATGCAACATATCACTGCGGGTGGTACTCGAACTTTTTTAGATAGAAGAGATACCAGCTTCATGTCAGAATACAATTCAACAGACGCTCAAGGAACACCAAAATATTATGCAATGTGGCATCGGACTAACAATATTCAGTATGCGATCGTGGCTCCTATACCCAGTGCGGCGGATATCGTTCAGGTAAATTATATTAAGTATCCTGAGCATTTATTCAGCTCGGACGATGCAGCAACGGTTCCCAATAAACAGACAGCTACTTATTTAAGCACTAAAGCTGCTGAATTGCTTTTTTATGCAGTCATGGTTAATGCTTATGGATTCTTAAAAGGCCCGATGGATATGTACAAGCTCTATAAAGACAAGTATAATAGTGAAATACAAGCTTTTGCTCTAGAGCAAATGGGAAGAAGAAGACGTGGAGAATACACTGACGGAACCTTAAGAATTCCAATAGCGTCCCCTTCCCCTGAGCAATGGAGGAATTTAAAATAAACTAAGGAGACGATTATGGCAATAACACAAGCGGTAGCAGCATCTTTTAAAAAACAATTATTAGATGGTGTTCACGATTTAGACACTGGAGGAAACGTATTTAAACTAGCTTTATACAACTCATCAGCAACTATTAATGCAGCAACAACTTCCTATACGACAGGAAATGAAGTGGCTGCATCAGGACAATACGCTGCTAAAGGAGGAGTATTAGCAGGACAACTAACCTCATTGGTTGCAACAACAGCATTTGTAGATTTTACAGACCGGTCATGGACTGGTGTAACAATCACGGCAAGAGGTGCACTACTATACAACTCAACACAAGCTAGAAAAGCTGTCTGTGTTTTAGATTTTGGTGCGGATAAAACTGCAACATCTGGAACATTTACAGTTCAATTTCCAGCGGCGACATCTACTGCGGCGATATTAAGAATAGCTTAACAGGAGGTTTAAGGCGCTATGGCTGATAGAACAGTTACTGTTACCGTAGCGTCGGGGACCCTCTACGTCACTGGTGGGACAGGGAATTCATACTTTCTCGACGGTGTAAGACCTACTGATTTTACTGTCGGTTGGATTACTGATAAAACAATAAGATTTGATTTATCAAATTCTTCTAACGACAATCACCCTTTAATTTTTTCTACTTCCAATAGTACGGACACAGCCACAGTTCGATCTAATGCTATCACCACTGACGTTGTTTACTATCTTGATGGAGTTAGCAATAAGACCGATTGGGAAAATACTACTACCTTTAATGTGGCAACTACTCGATGGATCGAGATTGATCGCACTACTACCACTAATTTTTATTTTGCTTGCTGGCTTCATGGCATCACCATGGGCGGCATTATGGATATTAGTAATAGCGCATGGGGAGCTATAACATGGGGAACAGGAGACTGGGGTGATCAAGGTAATTTTACACAATCAGTAACAGGACAATCTCTTACAACAGGAATAGGATCTGTATCTGTTAGTGGAGAAATTAATTCAGGCTGGGGCAGACAAACTTGGAACGAAAATGCTTGGGGTATTCAAGGAGATGCTCTTCTCACAGGTCAATCTATTGCTACAGGAATTGGCTCTGTTACAGCCAGTGGTGAGATTAAGACTGGTTGGAGTAGAGAAACTTGGGGTTGGGGAGAATATGGTACATCCATTGAAAGCATTGATATTGCTGTCACGGGTCTTCCAGCTTCCCTTACTATAACATCCGTTACAGTTACAGGTGAGGTTAATGCAGGTTGGGGTCGTGGAACTTGGGGCCAAGACGGCTGGGGTATTGCAGCTGATGTTCTCGCAACAGGACAATCTATAGCTACTGGATTAGGATCCGTTACTGTTACAGCAGAAGTTAATACTGGTTGGGGCAGACAAACTTGGGGCTGGGGTGAATGGAATGGTGCTACTGAAAGTAGAATTGTTTACGCTACAGGAATAGCTACCAGTATGAATGTGGGTGATGTAACCATCACCGCTGAAGTTAATGAAGGTTGGGGCAGATCAACTTGGGGTTCTGATGCATGGGGTATCTCAGGGGATGTTCTCGCAACAGGCCAAAGTATTGCCACTTCTCTTGGAACTCCTACTATTGTTACTGAAGTTAGATCTGGCTGGGGTAGATTAGGCTGGGGTGACGGTGCCTGGGGCTTACCAGCCGATGTTGACGTTTCAGTCACAGGTCAAGCTATAATTTCTACTTTAGGACAAGTCGATGCTCCAATGGTAGTTCAAGTTACTGGACAAGTTATTAATACTTATCTGGGTAATGAAGGTGTTCAAGTTGATGTAACTGTAATACCAACAGGAGTATCTTTAGCACCAGCTGTAGGTACGGTAAGTATAAACTTTATTTATAGCGTAACTGGGGTTTTAGGAACCCTTAGTGTAGGAACAGCAGTAGCAGGAGCTAGCGCAGAAGCGCCTGTAACAGGCCAAGTTATTACATCTTCTCTAGGAACTCTATCTGGCACGGTTTGGACTGAAATTGATCCAGGTGTTAGCATGGTATGGACAGAGATTGCTGCGTAGAGTAAAATAAGAACAAATTAGAATTTTAGGAGATTTATATGGGTTATTCAACAGACATTAAACTAGACTTAATGGTCACAGGCTCGAATTCGGGCACGTGGGGTACTAAGACTAATACAAATTTACAATTAATAGAAGAAGCATTATGTGGTTATATTGATGTAGATATAGCAGGTGGTGTACAAACTACTGCTTTACTAATTTCAGACGCTGCCTCATCAAACGGCAGAAATATGATCATCAAGCTTTCTGGTACAATTACAGGAAATCAAATTGTTACAGTTCCTACAACACTAGAAAAGATGTGGATCTTTTCTAATGAAACAAGTGGAGTATTTACAGTTCAATTAAAAGGAGCCTCAGACGGAGGTTCAGGTTATACATTTAGCACAACTAATAAAGGCAAAAGAATTCTGTACATGACAGGTACGGACATGAAAGATGCTGGATTTAGTTCTGATGCTTTAGATAATGTTGTTGACGACACAACTCCACAATTAGGTGGAAATTTAGATGTTAATGGAAACACTCTTGTTTCTACATCTAATGGAGATATTAATCTAGTTCCTAACGGAACGGGCGAAGTACAAGCAAGTGGTTCTGTAGTTAAAAATGCAGGCTTAGAAACTATTTTCGTTCCAGCACAAGGAATGTTTGGTACAACAACAAATGGAGCTGATGGACAAGCAGTTGAAACTACAGCAACTCGACCTGAATTAAAAGTTTTAGATTTTGATCCAGCTACAAACGAGTATGCACAGTTTTCTATTGCGATGCCTAAATCATGGAATTTAGGAACAGTAACCTTCCAATATTTTTGGAGCCCAGGTAATACAGATACAGGAAATGTTATCTTTGGTCTTCAAGCTGTTGGCGTTGCTAATGATGATACATCAGATATAGCTTTCGGAACAGCAGTTGAAGTTACAGATGCTGGAGGCGGTGCCGTTGAAGACGTACTTGTTTCGTCCGTTAGTTCAGCAATTACAATTGCAGGAACTCCGGCTGATGATGATTATACGTATTTTCAAGTTTTGAGAAATGCAGCAGATGGTAGTGACACCTTTACGGGTGATGCTAGACTATTAGGAATTAAAGTATTCTATACAACAGACGCTGCTAACGACGCATAGGAGAAATAGAATATGGCTTTTGGTTATCGAGTTTTAGGATTTGGAGCAGGCGGCGGTAAACCCCCTTATGAGGCAGATTGGCTAGTCGTATCTGGTGGAGGAACAGGTTGGCATTGTAGCCACATGCCTTCATCTGGTGCTGGAGGTGCCGGCGGATATCGAACTTCGTTTGCTGGTGGCTCAGGAGGTGGCGCAAGCCCTCAATCTAATAGAACTCTTAACTCCGGTATAGTATATACAGCTACCGTTGGAGGCACGAGTACTCTCGTAGGTTCTGACATTACAGATATTTTAACAGTTAGCGGCGGAAGAGGTGGAGGATTTTATGACACTGCTCCTGGAGCTTTAGCTCCTGGTGGAAGCGGTGGAGGTACTTCTCCACGAGGAAACACAGCTGGATTAGGAACAGCCAATGAAGGTTACGATGGTGAAACTCCAAGCCCCGGATGTGGGGGAGGAGCTGGCGAAGTTGCGGCAACGGACGGAGCCGGACATGGCGGAGACGGAGTAGTATCCTCAATTACTGGAGCTTCAGTAACTTTAGCTGGAGGTGGAGGCTCAAAAGGAAGTCCCGGCGGAGATGGTGGGGGCGGAGCTCCTGGAACATCGGGCGTTGGAACAGTAAATACTGGCGGAGGTGGGGGTGCATCACTCGATACCGATTACAATGCTGGTGGATCTGGAGTCGTTATATTAAGAGTACCTACTGCAAGTTATACAGGAACTACAACAGGCTCTCCAACGGTTTCAACAGATGGCGATTATACCGTTATTAAATTTACGGCAACAGGAACCTATACGGCATAACTATGGCAAGATTTGCAAAAATGGATGGCAATAATGTTATGGACGTGCTTGTTGTTCACAACAATGAATGTTTAGACGAAAACGGAAACGAAAGTGAAGCAAAAGGAATTGAGTTTTTAAAAAAAACATTTGGTCAAGATACTACATGGTTACAAACATCTTTCGGAAGTAAGAACGGAAAGCATTATCATATAAATCCTGATACAGGTGCTCAAACTTTAAGCGAAGATCAATCTAAATGTTTTAGAAAAACATACGCAGGTGCATGGCCAGGATTTACTTATGACCCTGCTGTAGATGCTTTTATACCACCTAAAAATGGTCCTACGTGGGTTTTTGATGAAGCTACCTGGAGATGGATCCCTCCTACACCGTATCCTGATGATGGAAATCAGTACAGCTGGAATGAAGGCACTCAAGTCTGGGATCTTGAAACATAAAATTGATCTCAATCAATAAGATTTCTATTCCCAATACTTACAATAACCTATATATAGATTTATATATATGGCAATATCTTCATGGCCTTTTGAGGTGGATCCTGTTCATTTTTTTGGTTGGGCAGATAATGTTTTTACCAAACAAGAATGTGAAAAAATAATTAAGCTCGCCACAAAAGGAAAACTAATTGAATCACAAGTAGGCTTCGGTCAACCTGAAGTTAAAACCAATAAAGATGTAAGAATCAGTAAAATAAAATGGGTCGCTCCCACTAAAGAATTTGAGTGGGTATTTCGAAAACTAACGGATGCGACGACCAATTTAAATAACAAATTTTTTAAGTTTGATCTTTTTGGATGCATTGAAGGACTTCAATTTACTTCTTATAAAGCTCCAGGAGGGAAATATGACAAACATGTAGATAGAAGTCTCGGGGGTGTCGTAAGAAAATTATCAATCTCAGTTCAATTAAGCGATCCAACAACTTACCAAGGCGGGGATCTGTGTTTTTATACTGGAGAAGGACCTCATCGAGTTTCAAAAAAACAAGGAACAGTTATTGCCTTCCCTAGTTTTGTTCAGCATCAAATACAACCAGTTACTAAAGGTCAAAGATATTCTTTAGTGAGCTGGATTACTGGAAAGCCATTTAAATGAAACATTTATCTACTATTCCTATATGCTCTAATGCCCTTTTTATTTATAAACTTAATATAAAAAATAATTTAGTTTCTAAATTTAAAAAAGAAAAATTTAGACCTGTAAAATCTACACCAGCTTTTCAGATAC